ATCATAAACAATCCCCTTATAAATTCTTTCGCACTTAGGCTTGATGTTGTACCTGCCTTTACTTTTCTTCCAAGCCATGTTATTTCTTTTTTAAGTCGAAGTAATAATCTGTGTGTTGTATCTCACCATTATGCTTAGGTATAACTTGCAATGAGAAACCACTGTAGCCGTCACCAAAGTTTCCTTGTACCCATGCTGATGGTGGAGAGAATGCCATGAAGTTACGGTAGTCAAACTTCTTTGTTCTGTCGTATCCTATTCTGTGCAAGTCACCTTTCTCAAGATGGATGTACTTAGTATTGATATTGTAATGGTCAATGTACTCGTTAACGAAAGCTGTAGTCTTATCATTTAGCGTGTAAGGCAGTCCTTTAAACATGTACTTGCTATCCTTGCCATGGGTAAGAATAAAGGTGTGTACGCCATATTCAAAGTGCTCCATGAACCTTTCAAGTATCGTAAACTTAACAACATCCTTTTCGTATACACGCTCAAGTATCATCTTAATTGAGATGTTGGCAATAGCACCAAACGACCCAGAGTGATTGCAATCTGTTACGTTTCTTACTTCGTAACTAGCTGCTACACCTGCATCAATTAGTGTTTCGATTAATCTTAGCTTGCCCTTAACGTATGTTGAAAATGCTTGCTCATTAGTCATGTTCTGCTCTAAGCTGTGTCCACCTCTTGTTGTTAACCCGTTATACCCATCAAGGCTATCACCTAAATCATCAATAAGTAGCAAGTCAAATGCACCATGGCTTGCGTATTCTTTAAGCACAGATTCAATTACTCTATCAATGTGCTCGTTGAATATTTCTTCATTGTACTCGTATCCAAATAAAGATTTATTGTTTGGGTTTGGATTTAATCCAACGTGCATATCAGACAGTGTAGCCTTAATCGCTTTTGGATTGTGAGTAGTTGCCTTCGCAGGAGTAGGGGTTTTCTTTTCAAAAGTATATCCTGTAAGTATATCTTCTAATGCTTGTGCGTAGTCAGTTTCTTTCTTTGCATTTACATTAATAGAGTAATGGTCTCCTTTGTGCCAGTAGTGCTTTACATCTTCTAGTGGAATACCAACAGCTTCGCACTCTGCTTCTAACCCTGTGTGTGCTTTAGTAACAAGCCTTGCACGAATAGCTTTTCTTCCTGCATCTACCGTAAAGTCGTAATTGTACTTGCCGTAAATTTGTCTTGCAGTAGCTGAATAATCATTTCCGTTTTCTTTTAGGATTTCTAAGACTTCATCCCAATGGTTGTGAATAGGATTTTTAAACATGTTGTTTTTGGTTTAAGTTATTTTTTTTATCTAACTCTTTCATTCTTAAGGCAAATGTAATACTTAAAATTAAATTAAAAAATAAATTTTGTATTTTGTATTACAATAAATATCTTTGCTGATACCATGATTACATTCTTTAAACAAATTACCGACATCAAAAACTATCATCACAAGGCTCTATCGTTTGCATTAGAACGCATCAAGAAGCCTAAGAAGACTACTAAAGACTTGATAGACAAGATACGTGCAAGCACAGATTCTAATGAGATATCTGAGTTGAAAAAACAATTGCCGTGTGTATTATTTAGTGGAGAGTTCACATCAAGAGTTGATACAGGACTTACAAAACACAGTGGATTTATCTGCCTTGACTTTGACATGGACAGTGATGTTACGGCCCAGATGACGAAGACGGAACTCAAGATGAGTGAGCACACTTATGCGTGCTGGATTAGTCCTAGTGGTAAAGGCGTAAAGGCATTGTTCAAAATTAAATATCCTGAGAGACACAAGGAGCATTTTAAATCTATTCAAGTTCGTTTCCCGCATGTTGACCCTACAGGCATTAACATCAGCAGGGTGTGTTACGAAAGTGTTGATGAGAATATCTACATTAACGAGCACTGTTCTGTTTGGGATGACTATATTGAAGAGAAGCAGTACGAAGTCGTAAAAGAAAAGATTGAAATTACAGAGGCCGTAAGGGATGACTACGAAAAGTACAAGCGTATATTAACATGGCTTGAGAATAGAAACGATGCTTTTGTTAGTGGCCAAAGAAACTTATTTATTTTTAAGTTGGCAGCTGCGTGTTGCAGGTTTGGTATTGATATGTATGTTGCAGAAGGGTTTATTGCTACAGACTTCCTTGGAAGAGATAGCGACTTCTCACGTAACGAAGCAATCAAAGCAATTGAGAGTGCGTATAAAGCTAACGTGCATAAACAAGGTACTGAGTACTTTGAAAACAATAAGATACTTAATAGAGAAACACTTGTTGAGATTAATCCTAAGATATTAGAAGATGGGTACAAGCTCCAGGATGTAATTTATGGTGAGCAAGTTTGGGAAGCCGCAGAATCATTATACGACAATGGGTACGAGAGTGCCGAGACAACACACATCCCTGCTGTAGACCAAATATTTAAATGGAAAAGAGGGCAGATTACATTAACGTCAGGGCTTGCAAATAGCGGTAAGTCAGAGTACATTGAATTTCTAGCACTAGTTAAAAGTTATTACAATGGTGATAAGTGGGCCGTATATTCTCCTGAGAATTATCCTGCTGACGAGTGGTACTTTACATTTGCGGAAAGATTGTTAGGGGCGCATCTTACTCCTGAAAATAAAACGAGAGTAAGTAAGGATGTATTTAAGAAGGCATACGATTTTGTAACAGAGCATTTCTTTTATGTGTACCCCGAAACACTTAGCCCAACACCACAGACAATTAAAGCAAAGTTCTTGGAGCTGATTATAACAAAGAAAGTAACTGGCGTAATATTAGACCCATTCAATCAGTTAACGAATGACTACGGCAAGTTTAATGGCAGGGATGACAAATACCTTGAGTCGGCATTAGGGGATTTCTCACGTTTTGCAAAAGAGAATAGTGTGTTCTTTAATGTTATTGCACATCCTACAAAGATGCAGAAGAATGCCGATGGCAACTATCCTATGCCTGATGTATTTGATTTAGCAGGTGGAGCGATGTGGGCAAACAAGATGGATAACATTATGATTTACCACAGGCCATTGAACTTGACAGACCCAACAAGTAATGCCTGTGAAATAGAAACTAAGAAAGTAAAGAAGCAAAGGTTATTTAAAAGAGGTAAGATAGAAGCATCTTTTGATTATTGGAAGAGACGTTTTATATTTAACGGGATAGACCCATTGGAGAACAACAGGTTCATGCCAACTGAAACTCATTCCGATAAGAAACCATACCAAAGCTTTTACGATGTACACAAGGATGATAATGGCGATGCCCCATTTTAAAATATGAGAGTATACAGAAAAGGAGATATGTACACGAATGGCAAGTTCAAGTTTATAATTGACGGCATATGGTGGCGTGGTTCGAAAGCAAACAGGGTAGAGCTAAAGAATATGGCAACAGGAAAGATATTTGAATACCAGGCAGATGCATTTGAATTAGCCGTAGAAGACCAAACATTAAAATTAATTTATAAATAAAACTTGTGTATGTTATTTAATGTATTACATTTGTACCATGAATTACGCACTAATAGATATAAATGGTCATATTGTTATGGAGTTTCATACGGAAGATGAGGCTATGAGTTATTCGAGAAGACTTGTTGCAAGCGCAAAAGAACACATTTCGATTTACAAGAAAGTAGCAGATATGAAGTATACGGAAGTAGTAGAAACAACAATATATGGATATTAAAACAACAGACAAAATAGTAGAAGCAGTAATGTGGAAGCTAAAGACCCGTAGCGAGATAGGCATCACAAAGTACAATACTACACTGAATGATAGCAAGGAGACAAGATTAGCATTCCTTAGACACGCACAGATGGAGGCTATGGATTTATGCAATTACCTAGAGACATTAATACAAAAAGAAGAACACTTAAAATAATACAACAATGAAATATTTATTAATTATTTTACCGTTATTGGTAATGGTCTCTTGTAGTAGCGAGAAAAGAAGAAACATGACTGTTTATATGTCAAATGGAACAGGGTTTAATTTAGCATCATGTCATATATCAGTTGATTCGGTGACTACAACCACGCCAACATCAGCAACAATATGGATTGATGGAATAAAAACAACAGTGCATGCAGAAAGAATAATGTTATCAAATTAAATTATAAAAAAAAACAATGGAAACTAAATTCGACAATGTAATTGTAATGTTCGAAAATGAATATTACACAGAAGGTGGCAAGTCCCCTAAGTACAAAGGTAAATTAACTGTAAACGGTGTAGAGAAAGAGTTTGCGGTATGGCCAAAAGAAAACAATGGCAAAACATTTTTCTCAGGCAAAATCTCTGAGCCTTTTGTTAAGCAAGAGAAAATAGAAAGACAGCCAATCCAAGACCCGCTAAAAAAAGATAGAGATACGTCATTTATTAACGACTACCCTATTGATACTACAGCCAGCGATGATTTGCCGTTTTAATTAACAAACCATGACAAGCAACTTAGGTAAACCAGACAAAGATACAATCTCTAAAACTTTACTTGCCACGTATTGGCATTCAAAAGTTATATCCGAGAATATACTATGGCTTAAGAAGTCAGGTGCATTGCAAGGAATAGAGAATGACGAAATAGTGGGGGCTATCAAAGAGTTAGCCCCCAAAGCTAATCACTTTATCAATATAATAGACAAGGCTTTTGTAGATGCTAGGATTAAAAAGATGACCCTTGAAGAACAGCAAGAGTTTATCTATCAGATAATGGAAATGACAGAAGAAAAAATGAACGAATTAGTAATATGAACAGAACATCAGTAGAATGGTTGGGTAAAGAATTAGAAGATTATGGTGACTCACAATTTTGTAAAATAGATTGGGAAACATTAGATTTACTAATTGAACAAGCCAAAGAAATGGAAAAGCAACAGATAATAGATGCTTATAACAAATCTTTTGAATTAAGAGATAAGCCATATTCAACAGCAGATAAATACTACAATGAAACTTATGGAAGTAAGGGAAGTGATGACCATATTGTTGACACCAACGAAATGGCAGACCAATTTCCTGATGTCAGGAAGATGGTTGAAGATAAAGTTCAAAAATTAATAGACAAAGACATATTTGACCAAGCTACTTTAGCAATGGAAGAACATTACGGTAGTGGGTGTGAAACAGAAATAGATGCTTATTTTAGAGGAGCTAAATGGATGCAAGAACAATTTAAAACCCATGACTAATATGAGAACATTTGGATTATATATGGCACTTTGGGTAATATCAATATTAATAGCATGGAATATTTGGAAAAATTCATGCACTGAAGAGATGTTAAAGATGGTACTAGCTACACAGATAGCTTTTATAATTTATTCATTGCTTAAGGAAGAAGATAATGTCCGCCATAAGTAGCAAAATCAGGCATTAATGATGGTTTTATGACACATTACTAGTAACAAAGAACACTAAGTATATGTTACGAATATTTGCGTATCAATGCGTATAAATAAAAAAATAATATGAACAGAACACAAAGAAGAAACATGGCCAAGATGATTGTCAAGGGCCAGGTTAATCCAAAAGTAAGACTTAGGTACAGTACCAAGCTAGAAGAGTTCAAGCAGATGCCATTAGAAGATTTGGAGGCTATGAAGAACGTCAAGTTAAGTAACACAGATAGTTTAGCATTGCAAGATGCAATCAAATTTAAAACAGAAGAAAATGATAACAGCGGAGACAGTACGACAGACAATAACTAAAGAGATTATCCTTACAAAGAGATGCCACAACACTAATGTTTACGTTGCCACTCCTTATTGCAAGATAAGCGACAAGAACCAAACAGATGATGACAAGGTTAACGATATAAAGGGAATTGTTTGCAAGTACTTTGGAATAAACCTCTGGATGATTGAGTCTAGAAGCAGAAAGCGTGAAATAGTAGAACCAAGGCAAATAGCTATTACATTAGTTAGGGAACATACAAGACTTAGCTTAAAGTCAACAGGATTAAGATTTGGCGGTATTGACCACAGCTCCGTGATTTATTCTGTAATTACAGTTAATGATTTAATTATTACAGACAAGGAATACAGAAAGAAGTTTGAACACATTAAAATGCTTGTTCATGCAAAACTAGGAAGATAGCATGAGTAGAATACTTTACAATAAGACTGTAATCCGTGCAAGGCAATCTTTTATCCTTGGTGAAGACTATGCCTATCCTGCACTTGCCGCTTACCTTAGAGACAGGATAAGGAGGCATGACATGTCTATCTCAGGATGGATACGCAAGATAAATGAGGAGTATGACGTAAGGTTTAGCAGATGCTTTGTACGGAACTTAGAGGTTAGCTTGCACCACAGGACTATTAACCTGGGGCATTTTAATATGTTTGCTATGTCTTTTAACGAAGATATATTTGACATATACGCATTCTGCGCAAAATGGGCTAAAGAAAATAGAAAAAAAACCGTAAATTTGTAAAAAGCAATATTTTATGCCACTACCATTAAGCAGAAAGCCATTAAGTACAAATAATGAAACTATTGATAAACCTGTAAGTAAGAAAATAGCTTATAGCAAAAATGCAGGAAGGGATATTGTGTCAGATGAATATGCTAAAAAACATCCTCCTATTTATGTAACAAATAAAAATGACCCTAGGATAGGAGGGTATGCAGAAGCAGGTAATCAATATTTGTTTAAAGAAATAGTAAAACCTGCTATTAAAAAACAAACTGCAACAGCAGAACAAATTAAACCATTGGACAGAACACCTAAGTTAAATAAACCTGAAAGGGTAGAACTTAGTATGAAAAAGACTGAGGTTAAAGAGTCATCAGAAAAAACTGAATTTAAACAAGGCAGAAAGTTTATGAAAGAAACAGGCTTAAGACCTGGCTTTTATAAAGAAGGTGAAACATCTGATAATTCAAACAAAAAAATACCAATAAAAAGAAGATAATATGCCACTAAAATCAGGTTCAAGTTCAAAGGTAATATCCGCTAATGTGCGTGAATTATCTACATCTAAGCCAAGTCCTGCTCGTGCTAAAGCGATAAAGACTATAGCTAAGAAAGAGGGCATCAGCCCAAAGAAAGCAAAAATCAAACAAGCAGTCGCAATCAGTTACTCACAATCTAAAAAGAAATAGTCATGGCACAAATGATGAAACGCAAAGACGGTTCTACTTCACCAAAAGGGTTATACGATAAATAATATGTTAGAAATAACAGAACAGCAGTATATTAAATATATAAGGAATAAAGCTAAGGGTGGTGTTATTTATAAGATAACCAACAAAAAAAATGGCGACTTATATATAGGAAGTACTAGTAATTTTACAAAAAGGTATTACACGCATATAAATCATATAAGAATAAATAAACAATCATGCGTTTTACTTGTTAGAGCTGTTAGAAGGTATGGAGAAGATAATTTTAAATTAGAAATTATTGAAGAATGCGAACAAAGTATTTTAATAGCTAGAGAGCAGTTTTATCTAGATACTCTTAATCCTAAATATAATGTTGCAAAAATTGCTGGCAGTAATTTTGGTATAAAAAGAACAGAAGCTGTTAAAAAGGAAAGGTCTTTAATCCAAAAAAACAAATGGCAAGAAGAAGAATACCGAGAGGTAATGTTATCTAAGCTTTGCAAAAACTGGAGACGAGGTGTAAACCACAGAATGGCAAAACTTAATGAAGAACAAGTAATTATGATTAAAAAGAAATTGCTATTAGGCTTAATGCCTAAACAAGTTTCTATTGAGCTTGGGGTAAGTTATGATTGTGTAAAAGATATTAAAAGAAATAAAACTTGGAAAAACGTAATTATATGAAAAAGTTAAATAAATTAGGTGTAGAGAACTCTCTATACAACAATATCCGTGAGAAGGCCGCAAAGAACAAAAAGACAGGAGCTACTCCTAAGAAGCCTACAAAGGTGATGTTAATGCAAGAAAAGAAGATTAAGGCTAAGTCTAAGTAATTATGGCAAAGAGTGTAAATCTAAGCGTTGGCCGAGGAGAGAAACTACCTGTAAGCAAAGGCGCAGGCTTAACAGCTAAGGGCCGTGCAAAGTACAATCGAGAAACTGGTAGTAATTTAAAAGCTCCAGCCCCTAATCCAAAGACAGCAGCAGACAAAGGCAGAAAGAAATCTTTTTGTGCAAGAATGGGCGGAATGCAAGGGCCGACTAGTAAGAATGGAGAGTTGACTAGAAAAGGTGCAGCATTGAAGCGTTGGGGGTGTAGTTGATACACGAATTTAATAAGCCAGTACCTTGTGTAACTCCCCTTGGGGATGGATACGTTTGGTACGTTGAGAGTTCAGGCACATTAGAGAATGATGTGTTTACGGTTATACTATGCGAAGGCGGTATAGTCAGACACTTCTTGAGTGACCAAATAAATATTTGGGAAAATAAAACATTTAGCATCAGCAAGCTTGGAAAATAAACTTCTAAGTATTACATTTGCATAAACAATAACGGGTTGTAGTGTTAACGGCAGCACATACCGCATTAGGTGGTAAAGATGGGGTTCGACTCCCTGCCCTCGGCTAAAAACAGGTTACATGAATTTATTACTATTACTACTACTATTTTTTGTAGTTTATTATGCTATAAGGGGCATAAATTATTTGCTAGAGTATTATGACTTTACTTTTTCGTTAAAGGCTAAGAGCAAGGCACAGTTTACGGAAGCGATAGAGAAAAGATTTCCATTATTAGATGGGATTGAGCTAAGTAGATACACAATCATATTTAAGACAGACAGATATCACGCACCAAAAATAGGTGAGTACATAACTGTTTGCGGCATTGAGTACAGGTGTATAGACCTAACAGACATCAGCGAACTGGATGACCATCTTATTGGCAATCCAATTTACGAGGTGTGCTTGTTTAGAGAAGACCTTTAGTTATAGTTAAGCAAGAAAGGAGTCTGTTCAGGCTCATGCGGCACAATACAAAAGATAGTTACACCTTCATCAGTTTCTACCGTTGCAGTCATCTCTACACTTGTAAAGTGAAACACGCCTGTTTGATTAGGCAACATAACATAAGCTTCAGACTCACCATCCATTTCATAGAGTTCAGCTATTAGTTCATTTATAGTCATGCTTCTTTTATTAATTTGTTGTATAATGTCTCTGCTGATTTATACTCCTTACGCACTGCAAGTTGTTCACCCCAGTCGTATCGAGAAAGTACTCCATAGTCATCACTGTCGAGGAAGTGGATTAAAGATATTTTGACGTTTTTTAGGTCAACAATAGACATTGTTGTATAGTTTGGTAGTTTCATAATTCAAATGTAATACAGAGTAAGTATAATTGCAAGATAATTTCTTTTTCTTTTTTTTTTAAAATATATTTGGATAATAAATAAATTGTATTACATTTGCATATAGAAAGGTATTCGAGCGGTTAGAAAGGTGTAAATTCAAAAACATAAAGGGGTTTATAAGTTTTGAAGTTTCAACTATTGCCTGGAGTTACGCTCGATATTTTTTATACCCGATATGGTATTATAACTCATTCAAATAAATGACAGAAATATGATAGACAAGATAATAGAATGGTTTCCAGAAGAAGAATTGTTAATAGCTCATGGTTTTGATGCGGCTATTATTGGTATAGACGAAGAGACAATGAGATTGATTTATTCAGTGTCAAAGTGTGTAGAGATACTAAGCAAGGACATGAGTGATGAGGATGCACTTGAGTATTTTAACTTTAATGTAAAGGGAGCACATATGGGTGAAAAAACGCCTATATGGTGTATAGATGACTTATAGTTATCCGTGTACGGGGTGTGGAGCATGTTGCCGTAGGATAGGTGGTATTGTAGAAGCTTGGGGATTAAACGATATTCCTGAGAGTGATGAAATGCACTTCCCTTATGGTTATGATGAGACAGGCAAATGTGAGATGCTAGCGCAGGATAACAAGTGTAAGGTTTATGAGAACAGGCCAACAATATGCAATGTAGAAAAGATGTTCGCATTGATGGATATTCCCAAGGATACATTTTACAAGCTAAATATAATTGCCTGTAACAACATGATGGATGAAGACAATATACATTTAGATTACAGAATAGAAACAACATGATTATACCGTCATCTTTTAAAATGCTAGGGCAGACGATAACTGTAAAGTACGATAATAAGTATTGTAATGAGAACGAATGCTTTGGCAGGTTTATATCTTGGGATAATACGATTATACTAGCAACCAGGTACAAGACAGAGAAGGGGTGGCGTAAATACAAGCAAAGCATAGTAGAGGCTACTTTTTGTCATGAGTTGGGCCATTGCATACTTTACCATGGCGGCAACCCTGAATGGCTAAACGAGCCACTAATAGAATTAATAGGAGGATTTTTACATCAATACGAAACAACAAAAGTAATATGACAACCGAACAACCAACAATATTAAGCCTTGAGGCACATGGCAAGAAGGTAACAATACAAGCCCCAACATCAGATATCCATATAGATGAGATGATAGACATGATAAAGAGCGTGTTATACGCAAGTGGATGGGGAAAAGAAACAATTGATAAATATATAGAATAGCAAATTATCCGATGGTGTAATTGGCAACACGTCTGATTTTGGTTCAGAAGAGTTTAGGTTCGAGACCTAATCGGATAACAAACAAACAAACAAAATAAAAACTATGACATCATTAATTTTAATCATTTTAGCAGCTGTATTAAATGCAGTAATGGACATTTTATCATACAGATATGATATAAGTGTATTTTCAAAGTATCCTAAATTTAATCAATTCACTCAGCCTGCGCTTTCATGGCAAAACAAATGGAAAAATGGGGACAGAAAGCAAGGGGAAAAGTTCTTTGGTTCTAGCACATTCTTAGTATGGACTACAGATGCATGGCACTTATCTAAAACATTAATGCTAGCTTGCATTAGCATTGCAATCGTAACATACAGACCAATGATACACCCTGTAATAGACGCAATCGCATATTGGATTGTATTTGGTATCGTATTCGAATTATTTTGGAGTAAGGTATTCATAAAGAAATAATATGAGCAACAAAGAACAAACAGCGGTTGATTGGTTATTTAAACAGCTATGGGACGAGCCAAAAGATAAGTTTACATGGTATGCAATTTTAAAACAAGCAAAAACAATGCACGAGGAGGAGATGAAACAAACTTATTTTGTATGGGGAACAGAGATGAAGATTTTGAACAATCCTACAACGAAACATACGGAGGTGATAATGAGCGGCAAAAAACAAAGCAGCGTAGAGTGGTTAGAAGAGCAAATGCCAACAGCATTTAAAAACTTGACTATTAATAAAGATTTATTTGAACAAGCCAAAGAAAAGCACAAGGAAGAGATAGAAATTGCATTTGCTAAATCATATTTAATCGGTGTTGAAGGGGTGAGTTATGATGATGCAAATAAAGCATCGGATAAATACTACAACGAAACATTTGGCAAAGATGAGTAAGAAGGCATTATCACGCAAAAGGTCATTATACTTCATAAGTAAAATGGAGCACATGAAATACGAAGAAATGAGTTTTCCCCTAGCCAGGAAACACAAAATAGCATTATGGGAATGGCATAAGATAAGAAATGTAGTTTCAGAATGGCTAGAATCAAGAGGACTCAAGACAAAATAAACATTTGTGTATTATCTGAAAATTTAATATTATATTTGCGAACATGAGTAGAATAGAATATAACCCATCCCTTAACGATAAAGTTGCGGGACAATTAGGAGACTTAGGCGTAGAAATACAAATACCTTTAAGCTCTATAAAAGACTTAATTATGCCTTACAAGGTGTATACTGCGCTATTGTCACAGGCTGGTCTTAGTGAACCTTTAGTTTTGTTTGATGGAGAGTTAACTATAGGAGTAACTTACTTGATAGATGACAACGGTGGCAGTGGATGGGATTTTACAAATGTAGGTGCTCCTAATAATGATTTATTTACTTATTTTGTAGCTACTGGAACTACCCCCAATAGCTGGGGCAGTGATGCTATGCTTAGTTACAATCTAGGTGCTCCAGTAGTAACAGTATTACAGAATACAATTGGAAATATTTGGTTTACGTATGAGAATGTAGGTAATTATAACATACAATCAAATACGTTGTTTACGGTTAATAAAACATATTGTTCTGCTACATTATCTAATCATAATAATGATGCTACTAATGCAATTCTTGGCCCTGTAAATAATTCTAGTCTTAGATTAATAACCCTTTTACCAACTGATGGCCCATTCAATTCTAGTGATACATCAATAGAAATAAGAGTATATAACTAATCTAGCAAGATAACATACAAGACCACTTAGGAAAACCCTAGGTGGTTTTTTTATGCCTATACACCACCACAGCATACACTCCGCACACAGGGGGTATTGTGCCTGTATATAGTATCAATGTCCGTGGAACATATTACCACACCTACTTTGTGTTTTACCGAGGCCATTTTTACTAACTGCCTCACAATCAACCGTGGAACATTTTACATTCTTACCATAAATACCAAATATACCCCGTATTACATATAAAACACCCCCTTTTAACCCCCTCCCAGGGGTCACTACCCAATTATTTTTTTACCAATATAGGATGGATTATCAGTATATAGGATGGATTCTTAGGGTAACCCCATAAGATTTCACCTGCTGCTTAACCAAAAAAAAGGTATACCGCACCTTACCTCCCACCCACACCACACAGCTAAAAACAGCTTTATACACTTATAAACCGTTATATATCAAAAGTTTAAAAATAAAATTTGCCTATAAACTTTACCATGTTTCACGTGGAACGGGGAGGGGAAATAACATCCTGCTATCTGTACTTAGTCTAAATAAAAATAGTTAACATTGGTTTGAAGATAGTACAGTTTCCTTATCCAGAAAGATTCTAAATAGTTATTTATATTGTTTCTTAATAGTGCTTTTTAACATGCACTTTGCAGCCTATATAAAACCTGATTAATATCATATAAATAATTCACATAAACTGATTTTTATCATTTTATACCTTATTGCATTGGTATACTTTTGTACTTAGTTATTTGATATAAGGCACTAAGGCAAAACATGATAATTATCATAAAAAAAAATATTAAAAACTGATTTTTATCATTGTATTACTTTTTAAACTGCTTTATGTTTGTACTCGTTAATTAGAAACACACATACATATATATACACACATGAAAAACAACAAAACAGCTACAGCGCAAAGCGCAACAGCTAACAAAGCAACATTAAGCACAGCAACAGCACAAACAGCTAACAAGGCTAAAACTACTAAAGTAAAACAGCCAAGCGCATACGATACGCAAGTATTAAAACGTTGGGCTAACTTAAAAGAAGAAAAAGGCAAAATAGGTTATTGTTTATCTTTCATCAAAGCGCAAGCGGACGTTTTACAGCTAACTAATAAAGAAACTAAGCTTATAACTGAATGGCGCAAAGATGCAAGTACACTAACAGCTAATTTAAAGGCAAACAAGGCGGGCAAATATAGTGCATGGCAAATATTCCAATACATGTATAAAATTAGCAAGTAATTTAATAGGCTATTATACCGCTTTGTAAATAGAAGCGGGCAAATATCGAATATTTTAATAGCCTCAAAGTATACCAACGTTTTAACAAATTTAGTGCGCTTCGCACACGTTGGGCAAATATACGAAAGTGTAATAAATGTACACTTGTTTAGCATAGCTTCTATGCAATTATAACAAGTTATAATTTTTTACAGTGTACCTTTCTCATGTTTATAAATTATTAGTAGTGCAGTATATGCGCATGAACATATTTTTATAACAATACCAATACAATATGTATAAAAAATGCATACTTTCATACGTATGTGCTGTATTTTTGGCAAATTTACAGGTATTTAGCTGCACTTCGGTTTGTGTAGCTACCTTATAAAATCATGGGCAAATGTCAAGAGTAAGGAAATAACAATGCTAGCGTAATTATGCGCTCAAAAAATCAAAACAATTATTATCTAATCAACTATACACGCTACAATGTGAGCGTGTGTATATATGTTATAACTTGCTTAAGTGACCCAATCTAGTGCGCAAGTTGAAATACAAAGGGTAATGAGTGCGCAATGTCGTAAAATGCGTATTATAGGTTAACCGACAATACCTACACTCGCTAAACAACTAATAATAAAACCATGAGAAAACTATCTATTGCCTTAGCAATGCTAGGCTTATTAATTTTAAGTTCGTGTGCAAGTAACAGACCATGTTACAAACAACAAAATTTTTTCTTCAGTAAAACAGTAATTTAAACAGTATGAAATTGACTAAAAAAGAATTGGCTATATCGCTATTCATTGTGTGGGCTTTGGCATACTTCGCTGAACATATCGTAAAATAATTAATTATAAAACTATGGACTACATTAAAAACTTAAAAGAAATGATTGAAAGCTGTTTCACATATGGTGGTGCAGGTGTAGACAGTTACAATTACAAAACGTACATTTTAAAGTACAAAGATAACCTGGGTGAAGACGTGTTCACCCAAGTATATAATGAACACTTGCAATACCTTACAGACAATGCGACTGTGCAAACAAATGTGTACACTGACTGCGAAGGGCTATCTTATAACAATTTAATAATAAAATAAACAATACAATTATGGGATGGACTACAATGCACAGGTATGAGCCTGTAAAAGAACTATTCACAAAGCAAATTGAATGGGGTAATCGTTACAAGGTTATTGATTGTAAAATTGTACATATGACTGAGTTATATGCGGCAATACTTGACACACAAACTAACCAAGTAAGAGGTGAAGTATGGTTGCTTCGCTATTACAAGAGCGGCAGCTATTATAAAAACATGTTTGGTAATGTACAATATAATTTCGGGTACAAAGCTATGAATGAATCATGCGGGCCTTATTATTTTAAGTGTCCCAAAAGTGTGCTAGACAAACTTACACCAACTGAGGATAACAATGCAAATGAATGGCGCAAACAATGCTTAGAACTAATTAACAACCGTAAAAAATAAACAATACAACTATGAAAGATAACTGGATTAGATTAGGTATAGAGATTGACAACTCTACCCTAGGTTTCACTCAGACTATAAATGTGTCTGATATGATTAACACAGAGTATACACGCTTGCTTGATGAGTCTATACTCGATAATTATAAGAAAGCACTCAAAGCTTGTGGTGGTAAATTCGATATGATAACCATTAGTATAAGCCGCTCAGTTAGTTATAGCTACACGTATCAATGCCTGAAACAATACAGGTTCTTAGGTAAAAAGTCTAATGACTATAACCCTGATGGTATAGAAGGCTCTCGATACTTCGATAATATGTTTGGCGACTTTCAACCATGCGACAAAAAAGAAATTATAAAAACCATTAAAGAGTATATCAATACAGCTAACCGTATATATATAGAAGCTATTAAAGAAAACAATCAACAACTTGTAAATAATTAATATCATGAATTTTAAAAAGCAACTATTAACGCACGGCAGTAGTAATGTAAAGACTGCCAAAAGTCAACATATCGCAGAGTCGTATATCTTGCACTTGTCGCCTCACAAACTTAATTCATTCGGTAAGAATGTATGCGGTCATGCTTCCGCAGGCTGTGCCGCTGCTTGCCTTAACACCGCAGGTATGGGTAAGTTCAGCAATGTGCAGGCTGCTCGTCAACGTAAGACTGACTGGTTTTTCTCTGATACTGTCGGCTTTCTTACTCAGCTATACCGTGAGTTATACCTTATCAATGCCGAGGCAATGTTTGACAATCGCAGTATAGCTATTCGACTCAATGGTACATCTGACCTTGACTTTATTATGCTATTCAAACTCAAGCTTGACAAAGATATACTTAACGAGTTCACACACATACAGTTCTACGACTACACTAAGAATTACAAACGTGCTATCACATACCTTGACAGTAAGTATAGCTTAACATTCTCACGCTCTGAGACCAATGACGCTGAGTGTCGCAAGTTCCTAGAGTTAGGCGGTAATGTTGCCGCTGTGTTCAATCAATTGCCTGACACATACTTAGGCTATACAGTTATCAATGGTGACATCAATGACCTGCGCTACCTTGACCCTGCCAATGTTATTGTAGGCTTGACCGCTAAAGGTAAAGGCAAGAAAGATGATACAAACTTTGTTATACAAATTAATAATTAAAAACATAAACAACTTTAAACAACAACAACATGACAACTAAAGAACAAACATTCGAATTACTAGAAGCTACAGGCTTAAATTGGACAGTAAACAAAATTGACCTTGTAAGTCCACAAGGTTACACCACTGAATCATTCGGCATCTTTCGCAATGATACCACTGAATGGTTAGGTACAGTAGGTAATCGTTACGTACCTATGCAAAACTACGAGTTAGCTGAGACTATCGTAGAAGCTACTAAAGGTATTGGCTTAGTTACTACTAAGGGTGGCGAGTTATCAGGAGGCTCTAAGGTATACTTACAGGCTGAGTTGCCTGATGAGTTTATCGGTAAGTCAGGCGTTAAACGTAACATCACAGCGTTAAACTCTCATGATGGTAGCAGTTCCATTGGCTTTGGTTCTTCTAGCACCGTAGTGGTGTGTACCAATACATTCTACCGTGCATACAAGGGACTTGACAAGTTCAGACATACAGCGTCAGCTAAGGAACGTATAGAACGTGCAATGCTAGACTTACGCAAGGCTTTAGATTTAGATAAGGCTTTAATGGATAACTTTAAAATAATGGCTGACATGCCTTATAATGACCAATTAGCAGAGCGTTTAATACGCAGGCTATTCGAAGTAGAACCTATGGCATCTAAAGATAGCGTGAGCACTCGCAAACTTAATCAAGTTACCGCATTCGCTAACTCTATTGAGAAAGAAGTTAACCTAGAAGGTAACACTATATGGGCACTATTCAATGCAGTGACACGCTACACTAACCACGTAGTTGCCCCTAAGAATGCAGATGATAAGGCTGAGTATCTTATGACGGGTGGAGGCTACAAGTTTGCAACCACAGGCTACGATGAAATTATGGCATTCATAGAAAAGAATACAGCTAAAGCAAGCCACATTATATTTTAATATAAACCATGTACCCTAACACTTTGTTGGGGTGCATTTAAATAAACAACTTAATAATTAACAACATGGACAATATTAGAGTGTATGGTATTAACATTGATAATACCGAATTAGAAAACATCAATGAGATTAGCAATGACCAATGGCAAGATATTGCTGAAGAGAGTGGTCTTGTATGGTCTCTATCTACATTTGCTAACCAACTAAATGATTCAATGATTAACACGGAAAGCATACTAATAAGATTTATTAATATCTATTCATCAACTAATTAATACAACATGGAAACAACTCAAGAAGTATTCATTCGTTCACTATCACAAGATATTGACCGCACAAACGGTAAATTTTTTACGGTTAAATTTATTAAAAAAGATGGCACACTGCGCAGAATGACCTGCCGCACTGGTGTAAGCAAGGGAGTAAATGGCAAAGGGCTCGATTTCGACCCCAAAGAGAAAGGGCTTAAAGTTGTATGGTCAACCGATGCCGAAGGCTATCGTATGATTAACCTTGCACAAGTAAAAGAGATTACATTTAATGGTACAACCACAGTTTACAACACATTATAAACAACATTATGGATATTACAATCAATGCATTAGAACTAGCATCAGAGTTGGCACACGATATGGTATGTGCAAGATTTGACGATGATGACAACGCTATTTATGAAGGGCCAACAGATGGTATTACCGTTTACACAGACAAGGCACAAGATATATTTAATGAATGGTATGACCATTACCTACACAAAATAGAAGAATGTAACACCAATAAATTATAAAATTATGAAAGACGAAAGACAATTTTTTTGGATTGACAAATCAGGTCGTGGCTACAAAGCCGTATTCGAGTTCGCAGACTTACCACAAGATGACTCTGATGATGTAGAAACAAACGATAACGGTGACACGTTGCTATCCTGGGCAGAGAACTCTGAAGTAGGTGACGAATGGGATACAAGGACAGAAAGATATACACGAATTAAATAATTAATACTATGCAAGCAATTACAGAATTACAATACGATGACTTAGTACATCGCATCTACGAAGCACTAATCTCAGCAGATGACATGGGGCTTGGCGAAATGGGCACATGCAATGATGAAGCCGAAAGAATAGCCACAGAGTGGTGTAAAGACAACCAAATTAAATTACAACCTAACGACTAACATATGTACACCGTAGTAAAGTATCCCGACAATTACAGCATGTACGCATCTGATGTGTATGCAGATTGTGTAAAATATCTAAACCAATTAGATGACTTATTCAATCGTTTCACAATTAGAACAGAGAAGACAGAAACATTCCTAACAGTTAAACATCCCATCAAGGATACAGTATACAGTATCGAATACGTAATTCAAAATTAAACATATGACATTTACATGCAACAATTGTGGGCATGAGTTTGAAACTCCTACCTACGTAGAAACTGGAGGCGAGTACGGTGGTACATCGCATAAAGAACCTGCCTCGCCATGCTGCGAGGATTCATTCACAGAAAATTAACAACAACTAAACAACAACAACATGAAAGACACTATTAAATCAATTCTAACGCATTTAGCCGCTGTTATGGTACTTGCACTAATCTTGGGCAATATCATTCAGTACATGCAATGTAAGGTGCATATAGATACCATTATTTACCTACAGAAGGAAATACAGTATCAACAAAATGTGACTATCAAAGTACTTGACAAGGTAACCGATAAGCACGGATACAGAACTATTAAAGAGTAACAGCACATGGATAGCAATTCAATAACACTATACAGAATAGTAGATACTAAAGGCAAGCAAATAGAGGGTAACCTTGAAAGCCATACCAAAGCAGAGCAGATGATTGCCTTATTCGAGCTGCTTGACAAACGTGAGAACCGTTATATTAAAGACTTCTATTCAATTCAACAACAATAAAATTATGTTCTTCCTACTAGCACTTGCACACTTACTCAGAATAGCAGTATGGGTATTCAATAAATTATCAAACGAATAAAACAACACAATTATGACAGACTTTGAGACTATCAACAGCGAATTAAATGTTCTAAGAGTTACAGCCTTACAAGGTTATGTAAAAGAAGAGTTTGACAAGGAGACAATGTTATACGCTAAGTATGATGTTATTAACTTTGCCAAGCAATTACATCTAGGCTTTGACTTTATCAACGAATTGCTAGAAGAGTACAATAGGCTAGCACAATTCAGTAAGATATAAACATTGTACTATTTTATATTCACCATTAATTAACACTACTATGTACGGAAACGCAACCATGGAACAGATAAAACGTGCTAAAGAAAGCATCGCATCTGAATTGAAACTTAAGGTAAAGACTGTAATGCCTGACAAGGTATACACACCTGAGGAGATTGGTAGAAATATTGTTACACAATTAAAACAATCAGAACATGAGTAACATGATAATTAGAGATGGCAAGTTCTACAAGAACAATGTAGAAGTAAAGCCTGAGTTTGGCAACATGGAACAGATACGGGCAATCAGAGAGGCTGAACGAAAGGCATCAGAGAAACGGATAGAAGCTAAAATAATCCAAGAAGAAAAAACATATCACTATGCCACTATTGAGTTTACTTGTCCTGATTGCCAGAAATATAACCGAGTAGAAGTATTTGAAGATGACCCTTCTGATTGGATTATTCACAATGTTGATGTTAATAACATTGATATAAGTTGCTCGCATTGTGATGCTGACTTTACAATTGAGGCAGATAAAGGCAAAGGCAACATGGGAATATCATTAATATATGACCAACAAGATTAAAACTATGAAAGTTAAACGCAAGACAACCGAGTTCGCATTGATTCAGTGCGACCTCGGCAGTAACCATTACATATTAGATTTAAACACGCAAGAGAAAAGTCCTTTCTTTGGGCAGTCATCAGAGCTATGGAAACGAATGCGATACCATACCTTAACAAGTGTTGGCGAGTTCAACAACCTTGCAAGGGAATGCATTAAAACGAAAGAAACAGATTTGATGATAGTGAAAAGAAACGCAGACGCTTAATTTTAAAATTATGAAAATAGAAAACTTTGATATTGAGTATAAAATAGGTGACCTTGTTTACCTTGTAACAGATGTAGAGCAGTACGCAAGGATGATTACAGGCATTGGCTTGCGTGCTAATAACAATGTAACTTACTGCTTGGCATTTGGGGCTATCGAAAGTTGGCATTACCCAATTGAAATAACCGTAGAGAAAGACTTTAGAAGCTACTTAATTTAAAATAAAATGGAAAAGAAATATGTAGTAAAAGATTTTGAGTCTCAAACATATTATTGTGGTGAACCCTATGGCTGGAGAAAGGAAACGTTTCTAGCTGATTACTTTGACACAATCGAAGATGCCGAAAGGTTTATTGACCGAGAAAATGGTAAGTTTGTAGTTGAATTGGTGTATGTCGTTTAGCAATGGCACATAACAGTCCTATTGCGGCTAAAGTAGTAACCCGATAATGATTCCTATTAATCCACTTGACACGGCAGCCCTAATCAAATTGGTTTTGGCTGCTTTCTTATGCTCCTTCATGCTCTTTTGCTGTGAGGTTATGATTAGGCTATCTGCTGCAATTACGTGCTTTAAATGAGTTGTAATAGTATCTTTGACAGCTGACTGCATTATACATGACTCGTAAGCCATAGCAAGCACATTGACGCTGTCTACACCGTACAGCGAAAGTATAGCACCAGTATCTGTTGGTAGTGCAAAGCTATCTATGCGTGTAATAAGTTTTATGCGCTCTTTGGGTGACATCTTCGCATACTTATTAATCCTATTGGTTAAAGCCATGCGTTCAGCCTGAATAGTTTCATTCAACACATCTACGCTGTCTAGTATTAATAACCTTTCAACCTCTACTATTGCAAGTTTATTGTCAAGTGTGGTAACCTCGGCATAATGTATCTTGTCATGGTTACATCTGTCTATTACTAGCAATGCAATGAATGCGGTAAGCATCATCACGAATATGTCCTTGTAGCGTGTTGTTGTCATTATTCTATAATTAAAAATATCTTTTCTTTCTTCTCTACTTTTTTAAGGACTGCCATCAATTGGCGAAATGCATCTCGGCTATTTCCCAAGAAGCCATCATTCCCACTTTCAAATCCCACCAAAACACACCCCTCGGTCTGTTCCTTAGTATTGCCTGAATGAATGCGTACACCTTCAAAGTTAGGTACGTTCAACAGCAATGGCATGTAGGTCTTAAACCTATTACTCATGTTAAGGATAATCTCATACTTACCTCTGGCAATTGCCGTCTCCCCTTTTATTTTAACCTCACGCTCTGCATCTTCCAATGTAAAGCACTTGAAGTCATGGCCCTCTATTGTAAGTGAGCCATGCGTGTATGCCGTCTTAGGTGTACGTTTAATTTTAATTATCATCAGATGGTTTGTTCTTATGCTTGTCTATCTTAGATAGAATCTCTACAAGCAATGCATTGTTTATCACCCCTAACAGTTGTAAGTTCTTTAGTATTGATACCACTTGGAATACAAGTACAGGCATCATAACAGCCTCGCTTAACCAAAATGCACTAGGGAATCCTTGTTCTACCTTAAGCACCATGGCTAATAAAACAAAGTACGTAGTGAAGTAGTAAACTATCTTTAACGCCTTCTGCGTCTCGAACTTATTATTCTTTACAGCAAGTGTAACTCCTACCACGAAATCAATAACAATCACCCATGTGATGGCTTCGAATGCACTTGAGTTATCAATTACTAATATCTTAAAATATCCAAATGTCGCAGCTAAGAATGCGGCACAAAAGCCAATAATAAAATCTGATACGCTTCGTATATGGGTTATGCTTAGTATTAATTCTTTAAAGGCCATACTCTATACTCGTGTTAAATTGGTTCTACTGCTGGTGGTACATACTCTGCTTCAGGTAAATCTTTTACCCACATAAACTTTTCGTTTACGCAGCCTTCTACTTCGCCTGAGAAAATAAAAAATACCCCATCAATATCGGGTACGGGATTAAAGTATTCGTCAGGTGCAAACTGTTGCCCTACCAATGAATCTCGTTGCTTTATTGTTAATTTATAACCTATCATAATTTTAAGGATTTTGGCGACCTAAAGTTGTTTGGAATGTTTGTGTTAAGTTGTATAGATTAGTTATCTCAGTTGCGTTTAATCCATCAGAAATATAAGCGAATGCACATTCATATGAATTAAATCCACTAGCAGATGAAAACGCATTAACTGCAGCTAAATATAAACTGATACTTGTTGGTGTGCCACCACTTGTTGATATACTACCTGCACTTACAGCATTTCTATATATGGTTGATGAAGTACTTCCAGTTCTTGAAACTTGTAAAAATGCTTTATAATTAGTTATATTTTTTATAATTCTACCACCTGATGTATCATAACAATCATAAACTATTGTATTTGGCCCTCCTGCATTTGCTACAAACTGCATAGATTGTGATGCGCCTTGATAAGACGCTATAAATTGTCCAGATGTAGAAGTATCTGTATTTCTTGAATAATAACCTAATGATAAACTATTTAAAGTTGTATTCGTACTTGGTATAATAAATGTATCAGCGTAAGCATTTGTTCCATTTGGTTTTGCCCCTGTAATAGAGTGCGTCCATGTTCCTGCAAATGCTAATCTAAATGCAGCATTAGTGTCAGCAGCATTCATAAAGTTAAACTTATGAGTGCTTGCTGTGCCCCCAACGAATGGATACAATGCCTTCATTTTGGTATCTAACGAATTAGATATTAACCCAATGTCAAATGTATTTAATGCTGATTTTATTATAGTATCACTTATTGCTGATGCTACCAAGAATGAATTAGTTCTAGCTGTAACTATTTGTGTTAGCGTATTGCTATCTACACTTGCTGTACCTGCTCCATTAGTTCCTGTTACTGTACATTTTATAGTAGTAGTATTGCCAGCATCCGCTTGAACTAGTGTGTATGTGCTTGAGTTTGTTCCAATAGGAGTTACTCCCCTATACCATTGGTAACTGAATGATGGACTATTAGTCCATGTACCGTTTGTAGTTGTTAATGTTTGTCCTACTGCTTGCGTTCCACTTACTACAGGTGCTACCGTATTCACAGGCGTGTAATTGCCCATAGTCAAGGTATTGCTTGTTGAATTAGCCGTACCTGCACTATTCGTAGCCGTAACTACGCAAGTTATGTTTGCCAAGCTATCCGCTACAACTGTAACATATGTGCTACTTGTTGCTCCCCCTATAGGGCTTGCACCCCTTCGCCATTGATATGTGAAAGTAGGAATAGGTATACCTGTCCAAGTTCCTGTAGTTGATGTTAGCGTGCTGCCTAAAGTTGTGCTGCCGCTAATTACAGGAGCTACTACAACAGCAGGAGGTATTGAGCCACCTGATGTAGATTTATTTATTAACCCTATCCCTAATCCTATCTTCATATGCTATTTCATGAAGGCATCAATAGTAACACCCTTGTAAACAATAATCTTACCGCTTGTAAGTTTTATTGTAGCTAAAGGAAACTTTAATTCGTCACCATCTTTGATAATGTACGTTGCTAAAACTGTGTTGCCATTTATATCAGTAGCTGTGTTTATTACTGCATCGCCATTCATTGCCTTAACAGCATAGAAGAAACTACCTGAAGGAGCTGTGTACGTTGCTGTATCCGCTACGATTAAAGGAACTTGCTCATATCCTAACCCCATTTGTAGGGTCTTGACTAGTAGTCTTATTTGCTGTTCGAGATTGTAACTTTGCATAATATCTTTATTTCTACAAATATAAGTTATTTAGATTAATTCTAATTAATAAATTTTACCTAGGCATACGTGGTCTGTAATACATCTTAGCTACTGCATCTAGTATAGTAATGTCGTTAGCTGAGACTATTTTAAAGGTCATGTATTCACCCGTTATTTGGTCTCCATTAAGAGCAGGCTCAACAGCTGTGAATATGTTACCATTCTTTTGCTCGAAGTCTACTGATGTACTCTCCTGAGTTTTGGTAGCAAAATCTACAGTTGGGAAAGTTGTTTGGTCTTCCCCAGTGTTCAATCCTATGCTTAGGAATCTCTTGGTTGTATTTTGTACTTTGTTTACAACAGGTTGTACGTAGAAGTCAATACCTAGTCCATCAAAGTAAGTGTCTGTACCATTGTTTAGCTCGTATACTTTACCCCATGCACTCTTTACATTAGGTACTAGCAATTCATTGTTGTATTGGAAGTATCTGTTTGGCAAAGCACCGCTTAGTGTCGTAAATGTATTTAGCTTCTCATTAAATAGTATACTAAATATTGAATAGTAATCACCGTCTGATAATGGTATTTGTTCCCAATAATCAGGATTTGTTAATGGATATTTATTAGCAGACATGCTTTGTGTAGCTCTGAAGAATAAAGGGTATCCATAAAAACTAACACCCACTAATGATACTACCATACCTTCGGTATAATCACTTTCAAAACTCCACTCTGGTACTAAATTGTTATAAGCATTAGCTGATATCCATAAGTTATCCCTCTTAGTATCAAAGCCCATTATTAAATCAAACTCATTTGCTAAGAACTTTGTGCGTGTTAAAAAGAAGTTACGCATAAAGGCATTGTCTGACAAGCACTGTATGCCATCTCTACCATACCTAAATACTTTCTTGGTTACCTCGCTGAACCAATACAAACTTGCATTACCGTTCTTGTTAAATCCTCGGAATGAATTAGTCTGTATGTTTGTTCCATAAGTACCAACAATACTTTCTCTTTGTGCGTACACTCCACCATTCCCAATGTATATCTCTGCACCCGCATCTGACTTTAACAATACGTCAGTTTGATATGGCAACACAGATACCGCAAACTTCTGAATAGCTATCATTGTATCGTTAATATCGTACAATGCACTTATCTGCCCGTTCTTGCCGTCTAAATCTTTAAAGTCTAGTGGTGCAATATCCCTGAAACTATCATAGCTACTACCTGTTGGTCGTTGTGCTGTGTAGTATATTCTTGTCGGGAACTTAGTTTGTATCTTTAACTTATCATTGTAAGGCTTACTGCGTGTTAGTTTATTTGTTTGTTGGCTGTAACCTTCATCAATTAAATAAAACTCTTCATTGTCATCATCCAAGTATTGTGATATACTTTCTGCATCAGCAGGGAATAATACGCAACCTGCCTCAGAAGTCCTACGCATCTGTGTATTGTACCTATTCTGAGTATAGAAAGAAATAAAACTTTCGTACTTAGTAGCGGTTTCTATGTTAACAGTGCCTGGAGCAGCGGATGAATATAGTAATCTTAAATAGTTTTTTTGCACGTAAGTGTCTCCACCAAATACATCAATATTATAAATCAATCCACCATCGGAATCAGTTAAATTATAATAAGAATTAGTATCAACTACGTTAATGTTTTCTACATCTAAGGTGTTACTCGCTCTATAATAATACCCTAAATAAACTCCATAGTCTTGTCCTACCCTTGCAGCTACAGTTGCCTGTGGGTCAAAGAAAGACACCCCTAAAGCAGCCGTATCCATAGATGGCCTAAAAGTATCAACTTTATTTAATACTAATTTAGTGGGATTTGAAAGACCTGATAATGTATTGTAAATATATCTATCACTTGTTTCCCTAAATGGAGTAAATACAGCATCTTCAAGTATAGCGGGTGAGTTATTTGCTGCTTGGGTTGCTCTAGGGCAATAGCCCGTAAATTCCACGAAACTACCCAGCCTTAGACCTATTGATGATGCAACATTATTATTAGCTGATGCTGGGAATATTGTTGGCTGTCCCGCCATATACATTTTATCGCCTGTTTGAAATCTAACTAACTCACCATCTCTTACAATATTGTCAGGTGCTATAAATCCTGAGTATCTTCTTACGGGGTTAAACGATGTTGGGAATGCAGAGCCGTATAAAGCACCTGTTGGATTAGACGCATAAAATCCTGCATAATATCCCTCAGCTGCAATTTGATTTGCCATTAAGTTAATACCACAAGCAATTACTTTGGGGTTAGTTATATCTCCTCTCCAAAAACTAAATCCTACTAATTCGTTTCTTATGCTAGTAACATCTATGTCAGTAAATATAGGATGATAAACATATGGATTACCAACACCATCTGTTAATTCTACGTCTATACCATAACCAACAACATAAGTATTAAAGTCGCTTGGTTTAATGGTATGTGTGCCTATATAATATGGAGCAGTAGTATAACCGCTCTTCTTGTGAAATTTAATATAATAAGGGTACTCTTCGTAAAGCATGTACCCCATGTTATTAGCTACGTTTTCTGCCTTTTGATATTCGTTTTCTGCTAATTGCTTACCAAAGTTAAAGCTATCAACTACTCCCACAACTGATGAAAAGCCACTAGACTGAATGTCCCATTGTGTTTCTCCTTGAACAAACCAATCAGCACGAACCTTTTCTCCTGCCGCAAGAGTCACTAATAACTCTAGATTTTCTCCAGCAGCAATTCTTTCTGTTGTGCTTCCATTTATAGTGGTTGTTGGAAGAAACCTTCCACTCCACAATACTGCCTTTAAAGTATTGTCAGGGTTTAAATGATATACACTTACACTTGCAAAATCTAGTGAATTACCTACGCCAAAAATATTTCTAGATGCATTACCAGAAATGGTAAAGTTCAATTTAATATTATTTACCCCTGCTGTTGATACATCTGCTGCGTAAACTCCAGTAGTGGTATTGAAAGCACTATAAGGATTGCTATTAATGGTATATGGTACGGCTGTAAAAAAAGTAGAACTCGCAGTCAGGGGGTCACTTCCTCCTGTTTTTGGTGTTACCTTGTAATTTGAAACTTGAAACGCTTGTAAATTTGAATTACCAGAAAAAAGTTCTCCTACTCTTGATATAACTTTCCTGCCGCTTTTAATTGTTATTTTACTAGCTATTTCTGAGTAAGCATCAACGTCTCCGTCTATCTGTACGTTAGCTATATTGTATCTGTTCTTTTTAATTTCATTTGTTTTGCCTGTTAATATTACAGGCTTAACATTTACAATTGCAGCAGGGTCAAATGGTGTTGAGCCTAACTCATTACCACTGTGTATTATTTCTGTAGTCTCTGCTATAATATCATATCTATCTACAAGTGTTGCACTTGTGCCGCCTCCCTCATACTCTACACAAACTAATTCTAAAAAGTTAAACACATCTGCCATGCAGTTGGTTACCTTCAATACTATTTGCTTGGTGGTTGTCTCAGGAGTTATATCTCCTTTTATCTTAACCGCATTCCTTGGGGCTTGATTGTCTGCTTTATAAACAATGGTGTACTCGCCTATGTCATTGAATGGTGTTGTGTTTTCTATACCATTTACGCCAAACCTTACGTAATATCTTTTACCACCACTTTTTAACGAGCCGCCTGTAGCTATTTGTCTATCAACGACTACAAGTGCTTTGTTGTTAAATATCTGTAAGTTAGTCTGTACATCTACGTTATTAAGATTGTACGTGCCTAGCTTGTTTAAGTAAACGCCATCATTGCTGCCAACGCTTCCCCAATAGTATCTAAATACGGATAATGTTAAGTCATTATTACAATAAAATACTTTTGGTTTGTTAGTGTTGTCTACCCAATACACGCCTATTGTATCATTACCTAATACCTCGGCACGCATATCAATCACTTCATCAGTAGGTAAGTTTAATTTTGAGCTACCTAATAATTTTGTGTATGTCCACGCACCATTGATATCTCTTACAGCACATCCTATCTCACAATAGAATTGGTCAATAGCCTTGCTTAATACAAACTGCTTATCTCCAACCAATGCACTTGACAATGGCTGCATCTCTGCGGTGTATCCTATCGGCTCTTGCAAAAGTATAGTTGGCTGTAAAACCCAGTCTAGTGTGCCTGATGGTCTTGTTTCAACCGTAATATTATAACTCGCATAGTTATTGATGTCTAATCTAAACGCACCGTTTGCAAATGCACCCGCTTCATACGGAGCACTCGTGAATGGTGTTACACTTGAAATCGTAGGCACTGATTCAAAGGCTGCTTTTAAATCAATACCAAAAGTATAAAGCCCAAGCGGTGTTACTGGTACATTTAAAATTGCAAACTGATAATATACGAGACCTGATACCGTTACTTGGTAGTCAGTTGTTGCTGTTGTTATAAATGGGAATCTATACCAGCTATATTGCGGGGTGATATTAGGAATAGTATAACCTAACTTTGTACCTTTCATCCTACGAATACCACCTAACGTATTTGTGTCATCAACAAAATGCTCTATGTCGTTGCCATCAATATATCTTTCTGACTTAACTGAACGTAAATCATTGTCACTATCTAGTCCTCTAAATACAAAGTTTTGATTATCCTGCATATCCTTAAATTATTGCGTTCATTCTCCAAGTGTTCAACCTTGTTTCAAGGCTGCTTGGTAAGTTCTGAATACCTTTAACTGCTTTCTTGTTTAATTTATATTCCATCTCCCATGCACTTCTGATGTCAGCTGGCATTCTCTCAGGGTATACCTGACCGTACTTCCAACATGCATAAGCTACTAATACGCTATCCATTAATTCAGGGATAACTATTTCTCCATCTTCATCTACATTCGTTCCTAGGTAGCTTATAATGGCCCTTAGTGATGATATGTCACTTGAGAAATATAAGTACTTGCCGACTTGCGTTACAGTCCCGTATCTTACAAATGGGCCGTATGTAGCTATATCGGGGTCGTAGCTAAAGAATGTGTTGTCTATAAACTGAGGAACAATCCAAGTACCTTGGTTGTTATTGTCAATTAAACGTATTGGATTTATCTTATCGAACTTTACAAAGTCACATGGTAACAGTGCCACCAAGTTTTCTATTTCAATATAAGTTTCCTTCCTTATAAACAAAGAAGGTACACGGCTTTTCTTCAAGCCTTCTACAATTACATCTTTTAGTAACAAGTCCTCGCTTGTTGTATCTCGCAACCTTAAACGCATCTTAGCTCCTGCTAATATCGAATCTAATGTGGTTGTTTCAAAACTTCCTATGCCTGAGTCTATCATTTAGTATTTGCCTTAATAGGGTTAACGCTTAATGTATCAGCACCGTCTGCCACAGTATCTTGTGCTAATCCCATTTCCATTCTTGCTCTTTGTATAAACAAATCTTTCATTATTGCAATCGTAGATTCGTCTATAGGATACTCGCTAGTATACCAATTGAATCCTGGGATATCCATTGGGTTTGTGAATATCCCTTGTATTTGAAAGCCTTTTAATATCTTGTTACCGTATATCTCTAGTTTATTGCCTGTGTATATGTAAACTATTTCTTTGCCTCTTAAGAATCCACGCTGCTTTAAATAAGCTACCTCTGTTTTAGTGAATGCTCTTTTAAAGGTTATTGCCTCCTGTGCATTACCAACATATACAAGCCCATCAGTCTTGTCGTTAATTCTTACTGTGCTTGGAACGTCTATTACAAGGTACTCTGCATTCTTGTCCTGCTCACTTGGCGTGATTGTAAACTCCATTGTTTGCAACCATTGGCCACTAATTGTTTTGTTGGCAGCCTGTGTTCTACTACCGTTATACGAGAGTATGATAGCCTCTGCCCTTAACTTCGGCAGTAGCTCCTCTACGTATTCACTGTCCCACTTACCATTAGAGGTATTGGTAGCTGCGTTTACGCTTCGTATAAGTTCATCTATAATGTAAGATGTTATCATTTTATAATGCGTTTAATATTGGTTGTACGACTTCAAATTCGGTTGGCTTTCCTAGCACTACCTCCAATGAGTCGTTAAAAGTAATATACCAAAACTGTGGTGTATCCAATTCTGCTACTTGATAATTAACCCAATTCTGAGTTACATCATCAGGTGATACTGGAATACCATAATAAGTGTCTACACTTTCTCTTGCATTTATTGCGTCTTGTTCTGTCGTAAATTTATATCCGTTAATAGATGGCATAGTATGTATTTATATTTGTTGAAATTCCTGTTCTATTAGCTGTTTGATTAGAGTAGTAAATCACTATTTCTTGTACTGTACCATCCAAATACCCTGTGCCTGAAGATGTTGAAGTCTGTGCTCCAATACTTGTTTTTGTTACATTCAAGTTTAAAGCCCCTGCTGCAGTTACTTCTGCGTTATTATTTACTTTGTTAGCTACTTGTGTGCCTGAGTGTATTGAAGAAACTAATGTTTGTGTTGCATAAGTAATTGCTGTATTTGCAACTCCTCCTGACGTAAACGAACAAACTTCTTGCAATAATGCATTTCTAATTATTGGGATATAAGCACCAGCATCATAGTCATTGCCGTTTCCGCCTTGGCTTAACACCCTACCGTAATTATACGATGCATTATTCATAGCAAAAACACCAAAGTTAGATTCAGTGGTAAGCGTTTGACTCCATACTCCTTCTAGCCCTGCAAGTGACCCTGATGCAAATTGGATGCTTGGCTTGCCGTTTTGCAATAGCACACTGCCTGCACTTACAATCTGTGGTTGATTACCCGCTGTTGATTGAAGCGAGTTCCTTGTGTTTCCTGATTGGTCATACCATGTAGTAACAAAGGCATTACCCGCACCCGCAAATGTTGTAAGAGCTGATGTATCTAAGTTACCACTTGTCGTAAACCCAATGTTTAGTTCTGCATTGTCACTTGACCTACGTACACGAATAGCTGAACTGCCATAGTAAGCACCTCTTAATAAACGTGTAGAGTATGCAGCAGCTGCACTTGGATACGCATCTAACATTGTAGAAAGTATTGCCAAGGTGTTACTACTAGCACTTGCACTTCCTGCATCATTTACAGCCGTAACCTGACAAGTAATGTTTTGTCCTGCGTCAGCTGTTACTAAAGTGTAAGTTGAGGCGTTAGTTCCTATGTTTGTAACCCCACGCTTCCATTGGTAGCTGTATGTTATTGGCAAAGTTCCTGACCAAGTACCCGTGGTAGATGTAAGCACTTGGCCAACTATTGCTACGCCACTTATTGCAGGAGCTAATGTGTTTGTTGGAACAACTGGTATAGGTTCTATATAATCTAAAGTTGATTTATATGCTATTAAATTTCCACTTGCTAATGTAATCTTTTTCAAGTTACACTTAAACTCATCACCATCTTTAATCGTAAGGTTTGTTAATGTTATGTTTCCATCTATGCCTGTAGCTGTAGCTATAACAGCATCACCATTCATGGCTTTTACGCAATAATATATAGACCCCCTCGAAGCTGTCTTCTGATTGGTATCAGCTATAATATCAGGCACTTGTTCGTACCCTAAATTCAGCTGAACCGATTTTAGTAAAGTCCTTATTTGCGCTTCTAAATTGAAATCTGCCATATGTCAATATCTTTTACTACAAATATAACTATTTAGAACGATTTTAAATTACAATTTTTACTTGCTTTTGTGGAATCAATCGTATTACATTTGTTTTCATAAATACAAATTTATTTTATGAAAAGTTTAAACGATATTATAACACAAGCATATACAGGCATTAAACAAGAACTGTATTGTGTAGATAAACTTATTGGAAGTACTCATGAAAACATGGAGGCAGCTATATTAAAAATAGTAAAGGCCGCTATATTAGAAACAGCGAGTAGCAATTACAACATGGAATTGTTATGTGCCTATGCAAAAGAAAAGTTGCAGCAAGACCTTGATGATAGTGTTAACGAAACAGCTGCGCTTGAAATAATTAAATTAACTGAAAAAATTGGCTTTACGGACTTGGCCGAAAAGATGTACTAGACTTCGTTTTGTCTTAGCTCTGCTTCGCTCATGTTGTAGTAACCATCTTCTCTTGTCATCTGTGCGGCAAGATTCAGTGCGTTGTTGATTATACCTTGCACGTTTTTATCTGTGAATGGTAAATTTTGCGTTACTGAAGTTACATCTATTGGGAATGTCTCCCTGAAGTATAATCCTTTTGCTTCTAAGCAAGTTTCTGTTGTAGGATACAACCTAATGTCATTGTTGGTATAATCGTACTTAGGATAGCGGATGTTACCCTTTAATGGGCTTATCTTCTCTTCGTCTCTTAATTGTCTTGAATACTCGTAATAAGTTACACCACCTTTTACAAACTTACACGCCATTGCTATTAATCGCTCAAAGTTAGGCATCATTGTGCTAGTTTGAGATACATCTAACGCATTGCTCACTGGCGTTGCTGTGAAGTTTATAATGTAAGTTGTAGCTTCATTCTCTACTGCTAGGTTCAAGCCATACCCATCCATTATATTGTAAAGGTATTGTGTTTGAGCCTTCTCAAATATATAGTTTAGCTTTGTGTTGCTGAACGTCCCTGATTGTAGGGTATCCCAAAAGGTGAAGAATCTATCCTTTATTTCTATTCCGCTATACATATAAGTTCGAGTAGTTAGTGTTAATAATGTCTAATGTATTTTGCATAGCTGTTAAGTCTACACTAATACCTTTTTCAAAGTTGATGATATTTGAATGCAATAATGCATGCACTTGCACAAAGTTTGATTGTAAACTTGTTCCGCATTGGCCTACTGATATTGCACTGATGTACTTCTCATATACTTGGTAAGCATACTTGTAAGTCATAAAGTAAAAGGTTGTGCTACCGTATAATTTTACAACTTGATTTGTACCTACTAAATTTTCAAAAAATGAAGCTCCAAACAACGTAAATACTTCTCCAGGATTATAAATCATTCCTGTATCATCAATAACTATTTTGCCATTACCGACTACAATATAAGTACTAGCACCAAGAGTGTCACCTTGCAAGTACTCTGTGGTATACACATCATATTCACATGTAAAGATATTGTCAGGGAAGTACAAGTTATCAGGTATACCTGTTTGACTAGGTACAAATTGCTCATAACCTTCTGTTGCAGGGTCGTAGCTTGTTACAGGGCTATAGTATCCTGTTTCGTTTATCTGAATGGTTGCAGGAGGAGTAACGCTTACATCCACACGGAATATAAACGTATCTCCCGCATTGAATATCTTTCCGTCAATAGTTATTGTGCCTGTACCCACAAATTCATACTCGTAGTTCGCCTTTAACGAAGTTACATTAGTTTGTATGTTTGCTCTTGCACTTACACTCGAAAATACAAATCGTGTTGCATTCACGTCTGTTACTTCGGGATTTGGCGTGCCATAATTAGAAGCATCTGTCACACGTAGTGTGGCTAAATCATCTATATTATAACTAACTATTGCTTCTATGTCCATTATTCAGTTTCTTTTTCTAGATTTGGAGATTCTTTTTCTTGCAATGATTTGTGTATCTCTGCAATTTGCGTGTTAACCTCGGTTAGACTCTTCTTGTAATTTTCCGATACTGCTATTGCTGTTTCGTAACTTGCAATTAAATCATAAGCCTTTGCTTTTAGTTCCTGTAATTCTTGCTCTTTATTTTTCATATTTATAAAATTAAATTCCTGTTATAAACCATGCTCCCACTCCACCATTTGCTGCTGCCGAATATTTCACAATTATACTTGCTGCTCCTGCTGCTCCACCTGTTAATACAATAGGTATATTAACACCCGCATTGTGCCCAAATATTACTTTGCTAGATGTAAGTGTTAATGTTTTTGCTTCTTCAGAAAGAATTGATATTTCCTGACCATCCATAGGAGCTGTAGGCAAAGCGACACTCATTGTATTATCAGAAGCTGGCCCTAATATTACACCATATTGATTATTTGAAGGGAAAGTATATACAAGCCCCGCCACATTCCAATACACAAATCCACCTAATGCAAATCCTTTTCTGAACTGCACATTCCCATCTGCATAAAAAGTCTGTCCAATAGTAGCTGAATGAAAGTCTAATTTTGTATTGTTTGAGAATATAAATCCGTTATTCCTTATATTCACATAGTTGCCACTTACACCTTCTGCTCTTAAGTTTGCACCAAATCCTACTGCGGAATTGTATACCCTTAAAACAGTATCTGCCGAACCACCTGCGTATTGTTGAATATCTACATCATAAGCAGGAATATTTGTATTTACGCCTATTCTAGCTCCTGTATCAAATATGATGCTATTAGTAATTGTGTCTGAAGAAAACAGAGAGAACTTAGTTACATAGTTACCAACTCCGCCTGCTTGTGTTATAACACCTGAAGTTTTAATTTCAATTGAGCCTGAAGTATTAACAATACTTATACCAGCACCAGCTGTTAGAAGATTCTTAGTCCAAGATGTTCCATTGCCTATTAATAATTGGCCATTTGCAGGGGCAGCTGAAATGCCTGTACCGCCTTTGTTAGCAGTTAATACTCCGCCTAAATCACTTAAATTTATATTTGCAAAGTCTAATGCAAATGATATAAGTCCAGAACTTTGTGAAACAGTCAATCCTATACTTCCCATTATCCTTCTGCCTTCGTAGCCTGTACCATTACTAGCAAGGACATAGTTATTATTAACTAAAGATGTTAATCCTAATCCTCCTTTTGCAATAGGGATTACAGGCAAATCTCCAGATACTAAACTCCTGAATGTAGGAGTACCCGCTGAACCATTAGGACTTGCAAAAAATCTATTAGCAGCCTGAGAAGTAAACGTAGCTGTTAAACTACCTGATGCGGTTACGGGACTATTTGTTACCGTAAATATATTAGGCAAGGTTAATCCTACACTTGTTACAGTGCCAGAACTTGAGCCTGCTATAGCTATTTCTAATGCATCTATTGCGGCTTTTAAACGCTTGAAGTTCTCGTCTTCTTGTGCGTATGTTAATGCTACTCCTTGTCCTAATCTTAAATTTAATTCTTGCATCTTATTGCGGGTTTGACTTTGTATATCCTGTTTCTACGTAGCCATCTTCAACATATCTTTCCATTGTATCAACACTTTCCGTAGTACCTTGTAAAGCCTCCACAAATAAGTTGTTTTGAACCAAGTCTGACCCAATAAACTCTATTGCTTTGATGTAATAGTTTGGTGTTGCATTTGCGTCCATAACTTTGTTGTAATAAGCTTGTGCTGCTTGAATTTGTAATTCAGCTGCTATAGTTTGTGTGCTTTGGTATAAATAAGCCTTGGCATCTACTACAATCTCACTTATTTGAGCCTTAGTCTTGAACATAGCACAAATATACAACTTTTAATAGAAATAAAAAAAGCCACCTTTTACAGTGGCTTTTCTTTTATTAGTTATTGTTGTCTACGTTGGTAGGGTCATCCTCAAGTATTACACGCTCTGATTCTCTTTCAAACCTGTAATTTCTTTCGATAAAGTCATTTAAGTACTTAATAGCGTAAGAATATACGGGCAAGAACTCTTCTGTGTTAAAGATTGCCTTTATTTCTTCTACCTTCTCTTCGTATTTTTCTTTGCTCTTTACAGCACTCAGGCCAATGCACTTTGCACGCACCTTCTTCTGTAGTTTAGATTCTGTCTCAGTTCCTCTGAAACCTGACTGACTTGCTTTCTTTTCTAGATGTTTGAAATCAATAGTCTCTGCTTCAATAGATTCGATTGGTTTTGAAACTGTTACGTTAAACCCAACAAGTGTCTCTACGATTCTACGCTTGTAAACATCTGTCATTAATGTCTCTTGCAATGCATGCATTCCTATTGCTACAATATCACCACCATCTAAGTAAAAAGTTTCTCCATTTTGAGTAATAGCCGTTTTAGGCAACTCAGGAGTACCGATATTCTTGTTAAGGGCAATCTGTATCAATGTAATGATATCTCTTTGCTTGTTGTTATAAATAGAGAAGAAGAAGTCAGGATTGTCGTTCATCTTCATCATAGCCATGTTAAATAACTTTGAATCATCAAACAAGTCAACACCTGGCAATCCATAAGCATAACAGAAGTCTCTGAATGATTTGATGTCTGAGTTGAACATTTTAGTCAACATAGAGCCACCTTCAATTTTCTTCTTATTCATCTCAGCCTCTAATTGGATGTTCTGAGTAATGTCAATTAATTCAAATGCATGGTGCAAGTTGTTTCTATTTGTGTCATTACCGTTTCTATCACGCACAACAACGTGGTCATGTATTTTCATGAAGTCATGGAATGCTCTTACTAATGCATTCTTTTGCTTCTCGTATTTGTCTTGGATGTTTTGCTCGTCTTCATCAGTTAAGTAACTGAATGTCTCAGTGTAGATAAACATGCCTTGTTTTGTAGGGTCTGGATGTGGTTCACGCATTCTTAATGTGTGGTTGTACACAATGTTGTCTCCCTCTTCCATTTCCATTGGAGCACGATTAAGGATTGTCCCGTCTTTTAGTAATGTGTTAATAACCCCCGCACGAGAGTTATATGAAGTACCTTTAATTACATTAGAAGCATACCTGCTTAGAACTTTAAATTCAATTTTTGCCATTTTTTTACCTGTTATAAGTATTACAAATATACTATAATTTATATATAATACAAAAAAATAAAACACCTCCGAAGAGGTGTTCTATATGGGAAAATATGAAAGAAAAAAAAGAGAAAACAGGTCTTATAAAGGTAAGTTTCTCCAAGCAGCGTATTTGAAGGTAGCAGGACCAGCAGCAGTGGTTAAAGAACCAAATGCAGTAGTTAAGCCTATTATACCTGTGATACGAGTGATGTCGGTACTTATTACAATGTAATCACCGCCTCTACCACCTAAAGTAGCAAAAGTAGCTGCACCACCTGATAATGCAATAGCACCAGTTGTAATTGTTACAGCTGCAGTTGTAGTTGCAGGGGCAGAAATGATTACTCTGAAACCAGCTTGCAATCCTGTTAATGTACCATAAGTACCTAATAGGTCAGCATAGTTAGTTGCGTCAGATTTTACAAGGATTACAGCAGAATTACCATTAATCGAGCTGATTAATACTTCAGTGTAAGTGTTAGTTGCAACAATGCTTGCAGCGGCATTAAAGCCACCTGCATTGTAATAACCAGCAGTACTTGGGTATTTAGCAATTAATGAAGTACCTGTTCCTGCACCTACTGTACCAGTAGCAGTAGAGATGCTTAATTTAGCATCAGAAGTTACTAAGGTAAAGATTGCGAAACCAGGCTTTGCAGTTACAACTAAAGTAGTGCTTGATGTAGCAGTTACTGATAACTCAGGCATACTGTTGATAGCAGCAGCAAACGCAGCAGCAATTTCAGTGTTGGTAGCAGTGCTATCAGAAGTTACAGTCAAAGGTACGCTTGAAACCATACCGCTGTTTACATCGCTGCAAACTAAAGACATAGTATAAAGTGCATTGCTAGTTACTGTACTGATTGTTACTGTAGAAACTTGCGCTAATTCAGGTACATAAGGAGTAACGGTCATGTTACTAATTCCAGATGCTTTGAAAGCAGGTGAACCTTGTAAGTTTAGATATCCGCTTGAATCTACATAGGCATCCGTGCCTAGTGCGGTTACTGTATTTAATACGTTTAATAATGTTACGCTCATTTTATATTTTTATTATTTTGTTAAACAATTAATTATGCTGAAGCGTAATGGAACATACATTGTGCAGGGTTGTTAAACTGGGTAGTTTTGTTCCAGTTAACCTCAACTGTACTTGATAATTTACCATTAACACCTTCTTTTACAGGACGGCCCATCATGTCTGTCATACCTTTAACTTCGGTTACAATCATGTCAGGTACACCGTAGTAGTAATCAGATACGAATGGTAAAACACCACCATTTTCTGTAGGACAAGGAGCTGCATTCATCCAAATCGCTGATTTAGAACGTACAGTTTCGCCTGCAAATAATGTAGATGGTTGCCAAATGTTCGGGTTGTTCAAGAACTCATCCATAATTAAGTGGAAAGTAAATCCTGAGTAGTAGTAAGACATAATGTTCAAACCTTTAACGGTTTTACCACCTAATACGTTAGTATCACCCGCAGTAGTTACGTATTGTTTAAACACGTTCTTTTGCAAATCTTGGATGTAGCTAGAACCAGCAACGATGATAACCTCTTTAGAAGAGTAACCCCCGTTATTGATGTATTGTTGGATTGCTTCGTTAAATTCAGTTTCAGTCACAGCAGTATTAATTGCACGAGACGTTCCACCTTGGTTTTTAATCTGCCAAATCAATGAACCACCAACTGGGGTAGATGTGTTGAAATTTGCAGGGATGTCACCAACCATACGGATTGAATAAGTTTGTTGCAAACGACCTAACATTTGAGTTACTTTATTCAAAGCATAGTATTGAGTGCCATTGATGTTCTTCAAGTACGTGAACTGATTAGCTTCTGAGAAGTTAACAGTAGTAGTATCAGAGATAGAACTTACAATGTTTTGGTAAGGCACAGGCATGGTGAATAAAGTGCTCTTGCTTAGACGATTGTCACGGTCTGTAACGTCTCCTCTATCAGATGCTAATTCTCCAATTACGAAATCACTTGCAGTGAATGCAGTTGAACCATTAGGGTTTGATAAAAAACCAATAGTTACTGTACCTGCTGAAGCAGTTTTGATGATACCTAAAGCACCGCTTTTAGATTGAGTCATGTTACCAACACGAATAGCTTGGAAGGTAGGGTCAGACCATCCTAATACTAAGTCAGTACCAACAGCAGAACGGCTTGCAATTGTTGCAGCAGCCCAGTCATTTGGTTGACGATAGATTTGGAAGATAGGAGTTTTTGCGCTTACTAATTGGGGTTTACCAATTTGCTCGGCAATTGCAGAGATAACACTACGTGAAAACGCTGGTGCTAACTTTGGTACAAGAGGTTCTACTTGACGCTCATTGATACCATAATCCGTAAATACCGATACTAACGGTAAATTCGGGTCGATAAATGTTGAATTTGGAAATGCCATTTTTTATTTTTTAATTTTTATGTTTGGTTAATATGTTCTGTTGTCCAAGTCTTCTCTAATAATTTGATTAGCAGTTCTTGTATCTGTTGTTGGAGAGGTTGATACTACTGAGCCTAATGGGTCAACATTCACTCTCCCTTTTAATGTTTCACTCTTGCCTAGGTCATATGCCGCTTTTAAGTTCTTCTCATAGTTAGCTACTTTATGTGCAAACAATGTAAAGTTCTTTACGTCAAATGAACCGTCTTGCTTTGTAAATGGTGCGGCCTGTGGGTTGAACAATTCTTCATACACTTTCTGTATTCCTTGTACATGCTCATCAGCTAGCTCGATACCATATAGGTTTTGCCCTTTGATTTGGCTTGTGAAATCAACTAGTACCTCTTTCTCTTTCTTGTAGCCTTCCATAATCTGATTGATTTGGTCTTGCTGAGAAACTGGCTTCATTGACTTTGCGGCCTCTTCTAATTTTTGGATGTAATCTGACTTAGGTGTTTTGCTTGCTAATTCTGCACGCAATGCCTTTTCCATTTCAGACTTTACAATACGGCTTGAATATTCATCGACATTCTTGTAAGCCATGTACTGCTCTACTTCGGAAGTTAATTCTTCAGCAGTTAAGTCAGGATACTCAAGTCTTATGTTTTCTGCTACTAACTCTGTTAGCGACATCTGACCATAATCTTTGCTCATCAACTCAGAAGCGTACTTCTTAATGTCAAATTCATCAAGCATACCATACTGCTCTAAAGCGTCTACTAAAGGATTTGATTTTAACCTTTGTAATTCTGCTTTGTAAGATTCTAGTTCTTGCATGAACTCTTCACTAGCTATTGGCTGTGCTGAGTCTTTTGTTGGGTCTGATTCATCCTTAAATAAATCGGGTGTTTCAAAGAACGATGGCTCATTTGTTTGAACCGTTTCTGTTGTTTCGGCTGCTTGTGTGGCAGCTTCTACTTCATTTGTAATCTGTGTTTCAACTGGGTCTGCACTTGCAGCTTCAGTTGATGGCGTACCTGCGGGTTCATCTGAACTGTATCTTTCAGATAAAAATGCCGTCAAGTCGTCATTTTCAACTTCTAAACCTGTATTTTCCATTTTCCTTAATTTTTCTCATACAAAAATAATTGTTTAGAAACAATATAAATTGTATATTTGTTATGTAATCAGTATTGTGCGCATAACCTATACGCAAAAAAGCATTATGCAGGAAAAAGTAAAGAGAAAGGCAGAGATTAGGGTATACACTATACCCACTTTTAAACAGACAATGAAAACATACGCAGCAGAAATGGGAATGTCAGATTCTGACTTCTTAATCTATTGCTATAACTTTTGGCTTGAGATAACTACAAACCCAAATAAGCTCCGTGGAGATGTCACCAAAGAAATTTATAAACTACAAAACAAAAAAGCCAACGATTAAGTTGGCTTTTCTTTTTATTGCATTTCTTGTTCTAATTGCTTTTGGAGTATCATCTTATCTACATCGCCTTCTTGCTTCATTGCCTGCCCCTCTAATGCTGTCTGTTGTCCAATTTCTGCGCTGGCTACTTGTGCATCAGCTGCTTGTGCTGCCATGGCTTGCTGTTGCTGTTGGGCTTGCATCATCTCTTGTTGCTTGCGGTCTATCTTCTTCGATACTACACTTTCTATATAGTTGTACATCTCTGTTTTTGTTTTGATACGGGCAATATTTGCAAATACCAATTCATCTTCAGGGTCATTCGTAGCATTTGCACGTTGCATGTAGTACTGTACGAACATTGCACGTTCTTGGTCACTCAAGAAGTCTTGTAATCCTAACGACATTGCAAAGTCTTTCATCTGCATATCTTTGATGTCTTTTGTCTCTACAAATTCCACCATTGCATCACCTACTAGAAGAGACATTGTATCTTCATCAGATTCGGCCATGATTGTTTTTGCAAGGTCTGCACTATACTCAAGAAGTCTTAGTGTCCATGTATAGAATGTAGAATAGTAACTTGACATTCCTTTACTAGCACTTTCTAAGTTCATCCTTAGCGTATCCTTACTTTGGTAGTTTGTTACCATACCACGTGAGTTTGCAGGCATAGAAATGATATCATCCATGTAAGCTCTTAGCCTATCTATTAATTGGGATAAACCAAGTATAGACGGGTCTAACGTCATATCTATTGTTTCTATTAACTTGCTATTACCTTGTGGGTCATCTATATCACGGCTTGGTAGAATCACCATACCCGCTTGGGTTAATTGTGCAAGGATATCAGGACTTCTCATCCCCTCTGGCATAGCATCAGCATACATTACATAACGCTTACCTTTTGAGTTGTATACTAATTGGTTTAACTTAGTTTGGAAGTAATCCTTTAGCTTTTGGTATTCTTTTAACCTACCTGCTATACCCATGCTTACCCCCATTACGGTGTCAGCACTTGCTACAATATAGCATGAGCGTTGGCTTGAAGAGTCTGTCTTATCAAACATTTGGTTTGGACTTTCTCCATAATCCTTTACGTACTTGTTGCCTATAAGCCAAACTTGACGTAAGCAAGGAGACCAAATCTCATCACCATTTTCATCTATTCCTTCGTACTTTAAACTTCTCCATTCTGCATGAACAATAGCTACCATAGGAATACCGACAGCTGTACTTCTCCACCAAATAAGGTTGTTACCCATTGGTACGTTGTACGTTGCCCAAATCGTATTTCCTGCATCGGCCATTGCTTCTATATCTTTACGTTCTTCGGGAGTCCATTTAAACATTGTCAATAACTCAGGCACAGTTCTTTCAAAGTACTCACCCGAAAATCTATCGTTTCTATGCTGGTCTTGTGATTGATAGTTGTCCCATATTAGGTTCTGTGGCTCGATTAATCTCCACTTAGGTTTACCATTCTGTGCATACACACGGCAACCTATAACACCACCTATACCATAATATGCAGCTTGCTTTTCAAAGAACTCATTACCATAGTTAAATTGGAATGAATATCTTGCAAGGATTATGTATAGATTCTCTAACGCATCTTTGTAGTCTGCGAAATAAGCTTCTACTTCATCAACATTGTTAAAGTCCATATCCTTAATTGGCTGAACCTCTAACCCTGTTAATTCCTTTACGTAGTCTGCAAATGTTTTGTTCCTTATATTGAATAAAGCTAAATCACGCAATAATTTCTTTTTGCTGATTAAGTCAGTACTCATTGATTGCACATTAATGATTTCAGGTACTTGCGCCACTAGTGCAGAAATAACGCCTATGGTATGCTTTATTAGTGCCTGTATATCCTGACCTCTAAACATAGGAACAGGTATGGCGTTGTTTAGTTCATCCTTTGTGGCAAACGCATAATCTGTATCTACATTCTTACCAAACCAATAACTTGCATTTTGTAAGTAGTCTATTACCCAAAACTTTGGAGTAGCCGTAGCACCTCTACCTTCAGGTGTAAAATTGTAAACTACTTTATTCCAATTACTTGCAACAAATCGGGCATTGTTCATATAATCTTCCTCGGTAAACTCTTTCTGAGTTTGTGAGGGTTGCCTTATTATTGAACCTGGAGGTACTTGATACATATTAATATTATTTTATTACAAATATAGTCTATTTATATAAAACAAAAAAGTAACACCTTATACAGCCTTACCTGTATTGATGTCGTAACTCTCCCATCCCATCAATCCATCTCTTAATTGTACGTACCTTACGCCTATTACTTCTTGTCTTTTCTTTGTATTAGTCGTACCCTCTAATATGTCTCCTGAACCAAAGCCCCATATTGCAGCGGCAAAGGCATCTAAGATATCCGTATTGGCATCGTTACCCTTTTGGGCATCTTGTATCAGCTCTATAAACTTAACACGCTCTGCATACTTTTTAAAGTACCTGTTCATTTGCGTGTACTGCCAATCAATAATTGAATCTACACGATAGAACCATGGCTTCTTTGTATTTACCCATCCGCTTTTGTTTAAGTCCTTACGGGCAATAATAGTGTTTGCCATACCTAGTCGCTGTATCTTTTCTACTAATACACCTCCCGTGGCATTTAACTCACCTGCTATCTTTGCATTACCGTACTTGTTGTAGTACTTCAGAATACGTATTACAGTATCAAACGTAACCTCAAAATCCTTGGGCCGTTCAAGGTATGTACACACAGGACTGAACTCTGAATCAGATTGTGGATGTATACCCTTCATTACTATAAGTGCAAACTTAGAGTTACCACTTGCACCACTCGTATTGTCGGTACTCATTGTGGCATCTATCCCTAGCACGTAGTTTGTATTTTGCTCAGGATGCTGATATATTTTAATATTGCTCTTAGCGTTAGGCACTGCTAGCATATCATCTTCACGCTCAACTACAGAATAGTTACCTATGCTTGGTTGGTTACTTGGGATGTTCAGATGTTTTGCTTGTAGATTAATTCTTTCTATTGCGTAATCATCCCATCTACTGCTACCACCAAAATCAAAGATGTCTTCTATTGTTAGTGGATGATTCTTGGTATAAGCCTTTAAAGCTTCACCGCCATCATTTAGTTTTGCCTTCTTTTCTCTTTCTTTTAATATTTCTTCTTCTGCTTTCTTGTGGTCGCTCCATCCATTAGTCATATACTTGCCATAAGTTGCAGGCAAGAACAATGGCTTGATATTCATAGCATCCGCATTTTGCCAAATGTTCTGTATCTTATGGATGTGTTCTGCACCCATGTTTGCTTCGGCTGTTCCTCCTAGTACTAATGTACCTGCAATCTTGCCATCGGTATCCTTAAAAATCTCAATAGCCGAGTTAAAGAAAGTCATCAGTCTTGGCATTAGACTTGCCTCATCTGCGAATCCGTATATCGCTCCACCCCCTGAGAAGTTTGTAGCGGCCTTCTCGCTTTCTTGCGTATCTCTGCAATAAAGATTACTTGTGGCATACTTCTCTTTCCCGTCATCATTGATGTACTTCATGCCTATTGATAAGAACGATTCATTCGCAGTCTCATTCTTTGCAAGCACATCGGGCCGTACATATGGGCTGTCTAGATTATCATACGCTACCATTGTCTTTTCTTTAAACAATGTTGCTAATGTTTTCTTATCCTTGCTTGTGGCTACGCAATTACTATTTGGATATACCCTTGAGAAATAGAATGGTAATGCCATGCCTATACTTGAGAAACCAACACCACGGGCTTTTAGAAAGTAAAGAGCTGAACCTTCTGCTTTAGCGTCTTGTATAGCCCTGAATATTTCCAAGTCAGCATCTCGTACAGTTGGCCTGAATATCCTACCTGTAACCCTATCCTTTAGCTTTATTTGGGTAGCATAGTAATATAGAGCACCTGTCATGTCCTCATACCCTTCTATCCATCTGCGCTTTTCTTCTACCCAATACTTTTGCTCATCTAGTTCTGTTCTGAATATAGTGGGTATTGGTTGGTATGTGAAGATAGGAGACTTGGGTTTTGTATTATCAATAATACTTAAACTCATATTGCTTTCGTGCCGCTTTTATCGCTACGTTTGGATGCTGTATCTACTTGCTTCTGTTCCTCAGGATTCATCTTGCCCCTTAGATATTCTAGCTTATCGTACAAGGTGTCTATGCTTGTGATGAATTTATGTGCCTTATCAAATGCCTTCATGTCTGCATCACCGCTATCTGGGTCATACTTCAGGCTCGTAGGCTCGTTAGTTAAATCTTGATTCCAAGTATTAATCTGTTTTAGTATTGCAAGATACCCGTCTTTCAAAGGGCTGTCTTGGTATACGCTTAACTTCTTTTTTAACTCTTCTATATCTTCTTTCATATTACCTATTTCTTTGTTGACTTCCCGTTTGCCCCTTGCCGTGCCCTGTTTGCTGACTGAGACTCTTTGGTTAGCTTGCCACTTTTTAAATGGCTTGCATCTTTACCGTCTTTATTCCCGTATGTTCCTGCATCTCGGTTTGCTTTGTTTAGCTCAGTACGATATTGCTTACGTTCATCTGTAGCATGGTACTTCTTATCGTAGTCTGCCTTCTTCTTGGCAGCGTCTCTGTTTTCGTGATAGAACTTAGCACTTCGTGAAGTACCTTTCTTTGTACCCGCTAATGTGTTTTTCATTACCCTACTATTTGGTATTGTATTGAAATAGATGCATCTGTATTAGTTCCTCCTGTTGTAAGTATATCAGGATTAACTACTAATATATCTACTCTTCCTAAAGCAAGTTTTTGACTTGCAATAATTGGATAACCATTACCATCATAGACTAAAGTAACAATAATTTTAGATGTAGCTGTTATTTGGTCAGAATTTATTCTAAAATATTGACTTGATTTTTTATTAACTACTTGTGTAAAAATGGCTGTTCCACCTTGAACCCCATTCATGGTTACAGCAGTAACACCTGATACAGAGAGGGTATAAACAAATAAGTTTTGTTTAGTAGATAAAGCATTTAGTGTATATTCATTTGCATTAGTTTCAGCTGTGGCTGCGGCTGTTGCGGCTGCTGACGCTGATGTTGTATCTACATAAAGCTTTGTAGCTGCATCTTGATTAGCAGTTGGTGTGCCAAGTCCTGTTATCTTGTTTGTGGCCATTGCGATAGGGCCAGACATAGTTCCACCAGTTGTAGATAGCTTTGTAGCCAATCCCGTATTCACAGCTGTTACAGTTGGATACTTTGTGTTCGTTCCGTCTGTAGCTAAACTGTTTTGCTTGTTAGATACGTTTTCTTTACCGCCAATTAATAAGTTAACCTTTTGTGTTAATAGGTTAACTAACTGTGTTAATTGATTTTCGTTGAATATACTTTTTAATTGTGGTATCATTATTTTACGCTAATTATTGTGGTGTCTAATACTTGGTCTTGCAATGCGGTGTTACTATCTTGGGTCTGTATCGCAAAATCCAAGTAGTCTATCAGCAAGGTGGTTAGATTTACATCTAGTGGCTTAATGGTAGTATAGCTTGCGTTGGATGCATAGTTAAACATTCCCTTGACAAATGTCGTACATACCTTGTCAAATGTCGCTCTTCTATATGGCTCTGTTCTTAATGAATACATTAGCAAGGAAGGTTTTTAATTTGTGAAACTTGTACCATACCAAACTCGAGCAATGCTGTAGCCTGCTCGAAACTTACGGCATTCGTGTATTGTTGGTAGCTTAAAAAATCTAACAAGTTGTAAAGCGTTGCGATTTGTATGTCACTATCACTTTGGCACGCACACGGATTGGCTAAACGCTCAGACTGCAAATTGTAAATAGCTAGCCTTAAGTTGTAGTCAGTTACAAATGTCTTTTCAGTTGTGCTACTTAACGGTGCTACCCTAGCTGCACCTGTGAACGTAACCGAGGTTGCGTTACCTACAAATACTTCTCCTACACGATATGTACTTCCGCTTTGAATCGCAGTACCACCGCTTACTACAATGTATTGTTGTCCTTGGATACTAGTGAATGTAGTGCCTGTTGACACGCCATATACCCCA